TTAAGAACCTTATTTAAATCTTCCCATATTGGCATATAGTCAGCACCGTTGCCTGTTGTTTCAACAATATGCTTCTCATTATAAAAACCGTCAGTTACTACAGAATCAATGAGTCCTCTTGCTACCATTTCTAAAATTTTATATTCTTGTATTTCAGATGCTGTTGTGCCCAATGTTCTGTAGTCAATATAGGGACGTAAAATATCTAGATTACTATCAAGAATAATAGTTCCAGACATACTTAAAATTCTAAATAAAAATTTTCTATCAAATTGAGCTTTTGCCTGTTGAATAGTATAAGTAATTTGTGAGTTTGAATCTGATGTAACTGTAAGCTCTTCTACAGAGTGATCAACAAGGTCTTCAATATAAAGCTTATACTGAGTGCTAGGAGCAGGAACATCCCACTTTGTATCTATTGGATATGGGGGTAAACGTAATACTTCCATTATTTCTTTTTACGGTAAAACTTGGCTACCTCGTCTGGAGTTGCTATTCGCACAGACTTATTGGCTAACCATTTTTCCGAATCCTCCTTGCTTAGAATATTGTAACCTCTTTCAAGCTCTCCTACCCCATTCCAATGAAGATTTTTTTCAGAATACACTGCAATTTTTTCTGTTGGCTTATCTTTATTTTTTGCTTTTTGAACTTGATGTGGTGTAGGTAAAAAAGAAAAAATAACTTCTAATATTTCTGCTTTTGTACTAACTCCAAATAAATCTATATTATTTTGTTTTGCATAAGATTTTAGTTGTGGTACTGTTTTATTTTTTAATTCGTCTACTGTTGTCTCTAGTAACATATTATTTCCTCCACTGCTATTATATCAGAATGTGAATAAGGAGGGTAGTTTTTACGCTACCCTCCAAATTCTATTATTTAATTGTGATTAGGAATCAGATGCTGCATCTGCATAAGCAACTGCATCAAGTTCTTCCCATTGTAGACCAAAGCGTACGAATACTGTGTATTCAACTGTATCCTTCTTTGGCTTGTATTCACGGTTTACTGTGATATCACGCTGGAAGCCCCAAACACGGTTTGCAGGGAATGTCAAATCGACATAGTCTGCTGGGTAGTAAGGTACTTCCATAACATCAACACCAAGAACACGTGTTGTACGTGCTCCACCAAGTGTCTGTCCGACGCCGTCTAGATAGTTCTGACGGTTAGCCTGTGTGCTGCCTGGAGTCATTCCAGCAATTGCTTCTGCTACTGCGTCAGCAAGTGTACCGTTGTTTGTAACGATACCCTGGAATGCATCTGTACCTGCATAGAACTTAAGATTGCTCTTAATTGCACGGTACTTACGTGGCATTGCAAGAATAATATCCTGCATTACCGCTGGTGTCCAAGCATCATCTGAAACGGTTACGATTGCTTCGTGAGCATCTGAACCGTCTGTGACCTTGTGTACGAAACCTTCCATGATTGAGAGGAAGTTACCTGTTGAACCATCACCATTAATAGCGAGATCTTCGATATCATTAGCAAAAGCGTTTGTCATAAGACGAACGAGATGGTCTTCAAGTGCACCTCCTTCAATATTGTCTTCAAGAGACTCAGTAGAAACTTCCCAATCAAGACGAATCTTCTTGGTTGTAAGTTCTACCTTAGTGAATGTTGCGCCAGCATTTGTGTATGTGTTGTCAGCTTGTGCTGCAGCACGGATTACACGCTCACCAACGTTAACCTTTTCGATTTCCATGGTGTTTGCTCGCATTGTAACTCTACGACCATCTTTGGCGAGAACTGTTGCATCCCACACGTAGTCGATGAAGCGGCGAGCCTGCTCTGGTAGCAAAATACCACCAGGTGTACCAGAAGGATTCACTGCATTAGCACCCTCTGTTGATCCAAAGTTAGCGGTAGCAATGTTACCGAGTGAAGCTGCTGGTGAAAGATTACCAGATGGACCTGTAGCGGTTGCACCACCAATTCCACCAGATGCTAATGAGCCCTGGCCGTCATGGTTGTGTCCTTCAGATGATCCTGGATAATTCTTTACGATTTCTTGTTCCGACATATTGTTCACCTCCTAGTGAATTATGTTAGTTGAATAGGTCGGCTGTTTTGAGGAAACGCCCGCCCCATAGGGATTTTTGAGTCTTCATTTCTGAAAACTCCTGCACGATCTCGCCTAGATCGCCAGACTTGCGGAAAGCAGTGTCTTGTTCGACAGCATCTACTCGCTTTCCAAACTCATTAAAAGTACCCTTTACTTGGCTTACCTCATTTGCTACAGACTTTACTTCGCCTGTAACTGTTTCAAGGGACTTTGTGATTGCATCAACATTGGCTTGCATAGCCTTTACTGTTTCTGCAAGATTGCTCAAGGCATTAGTTAGAGATTCATTAATTTCTGCAACAGACTTTGCAATTTCTGATGTTGTATCAACAACTGCATCAATTGACTTTTCTGCTGCATCATCAGCAACTGGAGCAACTTCTTCAGTTACTGTCTCTGCCACTGGCTCTGCTGCCTCTTCAGCAACAGGAGCCTCTGCTACAACATCAGCTGGTGCTTCTGCTGGAGCTTCTGGAGCAACCTCAACATTTTCAACTACTGCTGTGTCAGACTTTTCTAAAGTCTCTTCAACAACTGTTGTTTCTTCTGTCATAGGATTTTCCTCCTTTGTCATCTTAATTGTTCTAATGCCTTTTGCACTATCAACTAAGAACTTTACTGTTTCTATATCATTTTGATCTTCAACAAATCCAATGTTTTTCATTGTACCGTTGCATGATGGGCAACTTTCATCAGATTCTTTTGAAAGACGAACAATGTCGTCTGAGCCACACCAGTAAACATTATCAACTACTGCTTTTGCTAGGAAACCACCCAATTCTCCTTTTTCAATAGATATAACATTTGCAAACTGATTTGCTGGATTATCTACAAGAGATAGTTCATGAAGGTCATATTCTTTTATAACTCGAATTGTCTTATCCATTTTGTCATCAAATTCATCATCAAACTTTTTAATATTTCCACCAATTGAAAATCCAGTTAGTGTACCGTCAAGAACTTTTTCCCATGTATCTTGTGCACCTTTGGAAACATATGCAGAAACATATACTCCACTATAAAACTTTTTTGTTTGTGGATCAAAATATCTGTCTTCTTTAAACGAAACAACTTTACCTACTGCTGATGGCTGATGCATTTCACGAAGATTACCCCTAAACTTCTTAAATGCTGCTAAACTTGCCTCAGTAGTTACGATGTCGTTCTGCTTATCAACATTGTCGAGTGTGGCAAAACCAGAAACGATTCTGCGCTCTTGATCGACCTTGCCAATAGGCATAGAAAAGCGAACGTTGTCGCCATCTGTAATCCAATGTGCTTTATTTATATTCATGGCAGAATAATTATATCATTCCTTTATAATAGTTTCTCAACTATTGAGACGAACGACCTTCTCCTTGTGGATTTCTTCCAGAAATAGTAGATGGGGAGTCTGAGTTATTATTTGCTCTTTCAGCATCCCGTTCTCTGTTACCCGCCAAGTTTGCCCTAGCGTCTGTAGCCTGCCTTGGACTCATTACAAAGGGTTCATCGCCATCTGATCTTTGAGGCATATCCAACATCTCACGAGCCTCGTTTGGAGTGATTACTTGAGTCTTAACATAACGCTCAATAATCTGAGATTGTGCAATTTCATCTGTAAGAGTAAGTTCATTAAATTTAAGCTCTAAAATATCAGTCTTTTCTTTAATAATCTTATTAACAATCTTTTCTAGATATCTTTGTGCTGGACGTGATACCTGCTCTTTGAATGTTCTATCCTGTGCAATTGCAGCAGCAATAGCAGCAGAATCTGCTCCACCAAGTTTAGAAATTGGAACCTGATGAGCAATCAAAATATCATCACGATTTTGCTTGCGATATTCTTTAAATGAGCCATCTTGAATACCATTTTCAATTGGCTCCATTTTAAATTCAACTTTATTATTATCTGTATCTCCAGGAAGTGGGATATACAGGGTTCTATGTGACTGAGATTTTAAGCCTGTTTGTAGGAATCTAAACATCTTATCTTCTGCATCAGCAGATAGCTTTGCACCCTTGACTGTAATAACATATC